AACGGGAGTCCAATGGCTTGCCGACCGAATTGTGATGCCGACCGTGCCGGAATCGCGGTGTAGCGGTTCCATTATCGTAACGTCTGGCATCGAGTCAGCAGTGGTAGGATTTAACCATGTGCAACTCGACGGCAAGACGATTCGTCCCGATATTTGCTTCATCGACGACCCACAGACTCTGGCATCTGCCCGGTCGTTCGTACAATCAAAAAAACGGATTGACGTGTTGCATCAGAGCATCCGAGGGCTTGCCGGACCAAAGAAAGGTATCTCGATGGTCATGGCGTGTACCAAGATGTTTGAAAACGACCTGGCATGCCAGATTCTCGACCATAAAAAATACCAGCAGTGGAAATCTCACACATTCAAGATGATGCACTCGTTCCCAGACGACATGAAACTCTGGGAAGAGTACAAGGCTATCCGCACCGGTCCCGGCAAGGCAAAACAGAACGCCCTCGACTTCTACAAGAAGCACCGTGACAAGATGGACGCGGGTGCGTCGATGTATTGGCCCGAGCGTTACCGAGACGATGAATCGGAGATCAGCGGCATCCAGTGCATGATGAATCTCTACTACGAGAACCAGCATGTGTTCTGGTCGGAATATCAAAACGAACCGCAAAGCATAGGAACGAACATCTTCAAAATGGCACCGCGACACCATGTCGAAAGTCTATGCGTAGAGGATATTGAAGGAATGATACCAAATAGTACAATACGTGTAGTAGCACACATCGACATCCATAAGAACATTCACTACGGAACAGCGTCGGCGTTTGCGGCGGACTTGACGATGCGAAAGTGTTGGCACGGCACGTTTCCCAATCAGGGGCGGCTACACTTCGAGCAACGTAACCCGCCGAATCCGATACCGAGTAACAATATCGATGCACCGATTATAGATGAGTTGACAACTGCCATTCGGTTTTTCTTCAAGTGCAAGTGGTTGAAGCCTAATGGTCATAAATTACCAACTTCCTGTGTTACAATAGATATGCGGTGGGAACCGGGCTATGTAATCAAAGCAATGATAAACAGCGGATACGCGAACTGGTGTTTTCCTTATATGGGCATGTACATTGCACCAGATAGAAAACCGATCAAAGAGTATTTCGTTCATCCGGGCAACACCAAGGGCGATTACTGGCTCTTGGACAGAAACAGTGAGTACAAAGTGCCGATAATCAAAGTCGATGTGAATGCCATGAAAGAGAGACTGCATACGATGTTACACCTCGAAGAGGGCAAGGTTGGTGCAGTATCCTTTTGCAGCGGACCGCCGAAGACGACAACGACCGTCCACTGGAACTCCATGCTCATCGAACATCTGTTTTCCCAAGAACCTGTTTACGAAGAAGGAAACACTGGACGGCGTACAAAATTAAGATTTGTCGATAAAGACGGCAAACCGGACGATCACTATTTCGATTGTCTGGTTGCGAACCTGACGATGGCAGATGTGTATGGATGCCGTGCTGTTCGATAGCCGCATTAACCCCGAAAGGATTGAACCATGTCGAAACGAAGTAAAACACCCGAGCCCCCTATTCCCGCTTATAGCGAACCGGAGTCAACACCGGAGGAGACGCTAGTAGAGGAAAATACCGCCGAGACCGAAATCGTTGTCGAGGAGGAGACGTATCAACTCGAACAGGAGACGGTGACCATCACGGCGGAACCGCCGATATGCCCTCGATGCGGTTCGACCGAGCGTACCCGATTGCTGGAAATATCACCGCGTCTTGAAACGGACAGTGCCGTCATCATTCGCTACCGGACACAATGCCGAGGGCGTATTTTCCCGGTGGACAAAGAAGGCAAGCCGGTCACCGATAAGAAAGGTAAGCCGGTCTCATACGAATGCGGCAACCGGTACAAGGTCAAAAAGATTGTGCCGAAAGTCCGCAAGTCGGCTTCGTAACGCCAAAATAAAAATGAAGTCGAACGACTTCATTTTCTTGAAAAAACTCTTGACCGCTCTCTCGGTCTCGTTGATAATCCCCTTCGTAACAACGAGGAACTTCTATGTCAACGAACATCACTGTTGAAAAAATAGATGAGGCAATCGAAAAAGCCGCTTCGTTTTCGTCCATGACCGTCGATGGCGACACGACAGTGAATCAGAGCATCAAGTCGTTGATGGACGCACGGCGGGAACTGAAGGCAGAAGAGGAACGCAACAGCGGCAAACGTTACACCTTCGCAAGGTTCAACTTGAGCAAACAAGGTTTTTGAAGACACAATGAGTCGGAAAAGGAATCGACACCATGCTAGCATGCAAGGCAACACTCCATTTTTGCCGGGGGTAGCGTGGAAAACACGTTCGTACCACTACCATGCCGGGAAAAACTCCGATAATCGAGACAGTGTCGCTCATGATCCCCGCTCGGAAGATGCCTTTTGGGAAGAAAGTTACGAAGTCGCCGCGACACGAGCAAGAGAGCAGTTGCGGAACTACTCCGTGTTGTCGTGGATGATTGACAAGCACCTCGATTTTGTAGCGACGTTCGACATCCAATTTATGACCGGCATGGACTGGCTGGACGACTGGCTCACGGAATTGCTTGAGTGGTGGTCGAAGGCGGAAAACTTTGATGCCGGAAAACGCTATTCGCTGTGCTCGTACCTTCGGGTGAACGATACCCAAAAAGTCCTGATGGGGGACATGGGAACGCTGAAGATGGCGGACGGAAAAGTCATGGCGGTCGTCAGCGACCAAATCGGAAACGGTTATGGTCGGCATACCGACAACTGGTTCCGGGGCGTTTATGTCGATCCGCTTACGTGGGAGGCACGCAAGTACCGGGTGTTACGCCGGAACATCCAAGATGGAAGCGTGAGCAATGACTTTTTCGATGTGGCGGCACACAATTTTTATCTGCATGCGGAGCGGAAGCACTATCCGAATTTGATTCGGGGCATTTCGCCGATAGCCAACTCGATCAATTCGATTCAAGACTGCTACGAAGGAATCCAGTGGCATCTGGTCAAAATGAAAATCGCCGCGATGTTCGGCATGGTGCTGTTTGAAGACAAGAATGCAATACCGAATGTGAAAATCGATGACGATACCGGAGAGGTTGTCCAAGAAGAAGCCAAGGCGAAATACGACATCAAACTCAACGGTGTGAATGCATTGAGCATGGAGCGGGGTGAAAACCTGCAAATCATTGAGTCCAAAGTTCCCAGCACGGAGTCACAGACGTTTTACGAGGCGGTAACACTGCTTGCGTTGAAGTCGCTCAACATTCCGTTCTCCTTTTTCCGAGAGGATTTTACCAACTTCTACGGGAGCCGGGGAGCGTTGATGCATTACCTTCGGTCATGTGAGGCACCGCGACAGTCGAACATTGAATTTTTGAACCATCACTTGAAGTGGAGGATTACGAAATGGATCACCGACGGCTATATCAAACTACCGAGGGGCTACGATGTCCGCAAAATACGATGGCAATGCGTCCCTCGCGGCTTCCCGTGGTGGGACCCGTCGAAAGAAATATCGGGAATCATCAAAGCGATCAATGCCGGTCTGATGACTCCGCAGGAAGCATGTCTGCAAACCGGAACGAACTACTACGAAAACATCGAGCAGATCGAGGAAGCCCTGAACTGGGCAAAGAAGCATAACGTGAACCCCATTTGGGCGCAGGCGTTACAAGAGTTTGACACCGAAGATACCGAACCTTCGGACAAAGACGACACTGAATCACGGGGCGCAAGTTCCTCAAAAGACGATGGCAAAAACTAAACCGAAAACACTGGAGCGAAAACTCACCCGACCGTTTGAACTGCAATTTTCCGAACCGAAGGAAGTTACAGGAAAGAACGGTTTGAAGTGGATGGAATTCCCTGTAACGCTCAAAGCGAGGGGAACCGGTCATATCAATCACTGGTGGTTCGGACGGGTCATTCACGACCTCTCCGGGATGAGCATACCCTCCGGCGGAACGATTCCGATTGACCACGTTCATTCGGACGAGGCACTCGGATACATCGACGAGTTCGATACATCGGACGGTTTGACGCTGAAAGGGAAATTCGTCTCGACCCAAGAAGGGGATACCGCATGGAATCTTGCCACCAAGATGGCGGCGGGAGTGCCTTATCAATCGTCGATATTTTTCGACGACTTGGAGGACGGCACTCCGATTTACGAACAGATTCTCAAAAAGGATCAAAAAGATACGGTAAACGGTCAGGAGTTTGAGGGACCGGGAATTATCGTTAGGAAATGGTTGTTACGGGGCGTGGCGACGTGTTTGTACGGTGCCGACCCGAACACCAAGACTCAAGTCCTCAAACATCAACCCCACGAGGATACTATGGACCCGAAAGAACAATTGAAACAGTTTACCCAGAAGTTCGGAGCGGAACTTGCCAACCAGTATTTCACTGACGGACTCACTTTCGACGAGGCGGTTGCCAAGTTCTGCGACGTGCTTTCGGAACAACTCAAAGCCGCCGAGAAACTCGCCTCCGAAAAGGAGACGGAAATTGCCGCATTGAAAGCGCAGATCACCGCCTTCAAGGACGATGATGACGACGACGACGATGACGAAAAGAAAGACAAAAAGGGCAAAAAACAGAAGGAGGACGAGGACGACGATGATGACGAAAAAGACCTCTCTGCCAAGACCCAAGAGATCGCCGAACTCAAGGCGAAACTCAGCGTTTGGGAACAGCAGTACGGCGGCACTCCGTATGGTGCGTTCGCCAGCGGCAACCCCTCCGCGCCGACCGGCAATCCCAAAGACCCGAACGCCGAATATAACGCCGAATTGAAACGAGCGATGGCCGTCGAAGAGTAAGCCTTCGACAAGGCGTAATCCTTTCCTCACCCCCCCACCCCCTTCACACACAGGAGAAATCATCATGCCTAAATATCAAAAAAGACCTTTGCTCTCATACTCAAAGCGACCGGCAGACCAGGAACGCGCCCGCGAGTTTACGGTCGGTTCCTACAATCCCGTCGACACGATGGACGTGGTTCAATTTCAGGGGAGCAACCTGATCGGCGGAATGCTCAATGAAGTGTTCCGGCTTGTCCCAGAGTATTCCGGCGAAAATCCTTACTTCGACAACCGCATCTCCGTTCCCGCACGGAACATTGCCGAAAAGCGGTTTGAAACGCTCGTCCGCACCGAAGTGCCGCGCGGCGACCATTTCCGGTACTTGAATGAACCGGTCGGCACCAAGAAGGCAAAGCGGGAAAAACGGGAATTCGAGATGTTTCCCTTTATGGGCTTCTGGGAAGCCGATACTCAAATGATGGAGATGGCGCCTGACGGCGGTGCCGCTCTCATGCGGGATGATGCACAGGCAATCCTCGAAGGGCTCGTTATGGATTTGGGGGAGTATTTTTACTACGGCCAGACCGACAAGGACAAAAAGATGTTTCCTGGTCTCTTACAACAGATGCCGAACAGCCGGGCATTCAATCCCGGACCGCAAGGAGATGGTCAGAAGTTTTCCTCCATCTACTTCATGTGGCTTGATCCGGGCTTGCAAGGGGTCTCGTGGCTTCACGGCAACAATGGAGTCATCAAGACCACGTCCCCCACCCGACGTACCCGAGACATTGGCGAAGGCAGAAAAAAGGTGATCGAACAGTCCATCGAAGGCTGGCTCGGCTTGCAGGTCTTACACAAGGAATCCGTCCTGCGGATTGCGAACATCGACACGACCGCGGCGTTCAGTAAGGATGTGCCGACGAATATTGTAACGGACAACCTCTTGGGGGCGGCGAAGATGCGGTTCCCGACGTTCATGATTCCGAACGTCTATGCCTTTATGCGTCCCGAAGTGTTCCGGCTGTGGCGAGCGTCTAAGCCCGACCTCATGCAGACCGGTTTTGCTCCGCCTATCAAAGATTTTGCCATTTTCGAAGGTATCAAGATCGTTGTTACCGAGTCCATCAAGGAAAACGAAGGATTCGTAACCGGTCTCCCGACTTTGTCGCTCGGCAGTTAACCTTTCCTGCCGCCGGCCTCACGGGCGGTTGCCGTTCGGCACGGCAGCCGCCTCCCCTCCTACATTCACCATCAACCAACTACACCATCATGTCTACACGAAAAGATATTTTCCTTATCAAGACGTTTGCTCTTCCTGCCGCGGCGGGAACGGTGCAATCGGAAGCCTTCGACCTGTTCGAGGCAAAGACGAAAAACGATGTTCACAACGTGCACATGCAACTCGAAGTGAGTCTGCCGGACATCACCCTGCCTGCCGGTACGACGCTGATCGTTTCGGTCGAGAGCAGCGACGACGACACGTTCGCTACGGACAAACAAACGGCTGTGCTCGGTACGCTGATGCCGGGCGAGCGGTTCGGCGTGAAATTGTACGCCAAGCCTTCGGAGAAGCCGTCGCGTTATTGGCGAGCCGCAATAACCACGACCGGTGCCACGGGCAACCTGTCGGCACACAACGCCGAATTCGCCTTGGTGTTTTAGAAAACAAAAATGCCTCGGCGGTCAACACAATAACACACCGAGGCAAAACGAAAACCATAGAAGGGAAATTATATCATGCTAAAAGGAATTTTAGAAGGGCTGATCCAGCAGTGAGTCATAGTTTTGCCGAGCACTTGAAACAGCATCGAGAGACGATTTTATCGGAGCGTGGGACAACAATCACCTACAAGCAGCGTGACAAAGTGATTGAAAATATCCCCGCTGTACCGGCAACGTCCGATTATTTACACGAAAAGAGCGGTGAGTATCGAAAAAAACATATCGAGCGAGCGTACACCGTTGAGTTCGAGTTATTGAAGTGGAATGAGGAGCAAATGATACCGATGTCGGGTGACAATATCATTGAAGGCGAGGGCATTTATGAGGTCGCCCCCCTCGAAGAGAAACAATGTTACCGCCCCATCGATCCTGAGGGGAGATACATACGAATTTTTGTATTCAAAACGAACAAAAAACATGAGAATAAGAAACCATGACAATGTTACCGCCACTCAATCAAGGAAACATGAATAACATCGGCTTTACGTCGGAAAGATTAAGCACGTCTACAGACGGAGAAACAAGGGTTTCCCGGTCATCAATCACGATGCGCTGCGGAATCTTGCAACTCGGCACACCGATTTACGATGCTCTGGGAACGTGTGGTTATGTTTCTATGGCTTCTGATAGGATCCATGTTAAGACTATCGCCAGCGTTGGCACCAACGGCAGCGGCAATGGCCTCCAAGGGCCGCCCGGAGAACCCGGTGAGCGAGGACTACCCGGCGAGAAGGGAGAACCCGGTGAGAGGGGACTGCCCGGCGAGAAGGGGGAACCCGGTGAACAAGGACTACCCGGCGAGAAGGGAGAACCCGGTGAGCGAGGACTACCCGGCGAGAAGGGAGAACCCGGTGAACAAGGACTACCCGGCGAGAAGGGGGAACCCGGTGAGAGAGGACTGCCCGGAGAGAAGGGCGAACCCGGCCTCGCCGGTACGACAGGCCAGCAAGGTACGAAAGGCGACACCGGTGCACCTGGTGCCACCGGCCCCGCCGGTAGACACAACTTTGTGGTGAATGCTAGCACTAACACAACGGCCAATGTTAACAACAATGCACCAGGCGCACGGGTCGGCGATTACTTAATCGTAGGTTCATCGATACAGATAGCAGGCACGACCCGAACTTTTGGTACAGTTTGGGAAATAGCAACGTTGCCTGCAAGCGGCAATATCACTGTTATAGCAAGAGGCACGATACAAGGTCCACAAGGTCAACAAGGGCCGCCCGGAACGGCAGGCACTGGCATACCCTCCGGCGGTATGACAGGACAATTTCTTGCAAAAGCAAGTGCGGCAAACTTTCATGTCGAATGGCGAAATGCTCCAAACAGCACTGGCGGAACAGCCCATCATTATTCCACCGACGAAGAACTGACCGGTGGAATATGGATTGACGGAAAACCAATATACCGCAAGGTGTTTTCACATGCAGTGAGTCTAAACGGATATGCCTCATATCCGCCGGAGTCCTATATCTTGGATGGCGGCCTCGATATAGAAACGCTGATCTTTGCACAAGGAACCATTTCGCCGGAATATTGGCCGGGAAAGGGGAACAGAAGCGACTCTTTTGTTATTCCCGGAAGTATAAACTGGGGAAATCCGAGCGGGTCGGGAAATATGGATATTACTGTCCGAAAGGGCGATGGTAGTTTGTTTATGGAGATTTACGGAAGTTATCCGGCAGGTGAAGTAGATATCATGCTTGTTGCTGAATACACGAAGCAATAAACAGAATGAAAATATATTTTCGAGAAAAAAGGTTGAGCGATTGTTTGACCGCATTTCCAGCACCCATCAATGACGACCATTGAAATTTCAGAAGAGAACCTCAACCAGTTTTTCGAGCGTGTCAAAGGCTACATCGATGCAAGATTCGAAAGCCTTACGGCAACGCTCGCCGAACGGGAGTTGCTCCCGGCCGATTGGAGTCTCGCGACAGCCATACCGGAAACAAACATCGAGCGTCACACCGAACAAAGATTTGACAGCAAGGCCTTTGCCCTCTTGCTCACGAGCGAAGACAATCCTAACCCCCTTTTGACCGATGACCATCAAAACAACTGAACTTCAAAGACAAGTCGAACTCAACGGTGCCGAAAACACCGCCAAACATCTTGCGGATGCCCTATTGCAGGGCGATCTCAAGCCGGACGACTTTTCCCTGCGGGGACTCGCCGAAAGTTTACTGCCCGGAGGACTTGAACAGGTAGAAACAGCCAACAGCCCTATCGAAGTCGCGTTTCCCTTCGTCAATGTCATGAGTGCTGTGCTCACCCATGTACTCAAAGGTGCATACTCACAAGGAGTCTTCGCCGCCTCCCAGTTGGTACGGACGATTCCGACTCGGCGCAGCGGCGAAACGATTCATACACTCAGATTGTTTTGCGACCAGAGTCTTGCCGTCAGCTCAACCGGTGCCTACAAGTCAGCAGCCATTCACGCCGGATATGTGACAACACCTGGCACGGCAAAGCATGGAATAATAATGCCGGTGACGAAAGAGGCGATATTCTTTGATCAGACGCATCAAGTCTTGGCCGCGGCTGCTCAAGTCGGCGAGTTACTCGCCCTACACAAAGAGCGGCGAATCCTCGATGTGATCCTCGGTGTCCACAATACATTCAAACTGTCCGACACGTTCTGGGACACCTACTCGGCAGCCTCTTCACATCCTTTTAAGAACTTGCTCACGGGTAATGAACTCCTGGGCTGGGAGAACATCGAAGCGGCAGAAGATCTGTTTGACAGCATGACGGATGCGGTTTCGGGCACTTCGCTTCTTGTCGAACCCAATACTGTACTGGTGATGCCTCCCAAACGTCGCGAGGCCTGCCGGTTGTTCAAAGATTGGCTCACCGATTACAAGGTTATTTCCAGTGATTTCGCCTACCGGCACCTCAAGACGCTTCACGGAATTACGAACCCGGAGAAGATATGGTTTATCGGCAACTTCCGCAAGGCATTTGCCTATATGGAGAACTGGCCTATTACGGTCACCGTTTCCGGGCCGGGCAGTGAAGCGGATTTCATGCACGATGTGGCCTTCCGTTTCAAAGCCTCCGAATGCGGCGTACCCGCCGTGATCGACCCGCGGTGTGTAATCAAGTGCACCGCGTAGTCAGAAATACTCATCACACCACAAGATAACACCGCAACCAAATTAACACCACCCACAGGAGTCTCCTTATGAAAATTGTATCGACCATATGGCTAATCGCTCGGAGTAGTCCGAAGGCGGCATACTACATCTCGCTGGCACTTCGCTACTTGCCGTCCGCTCTCTCGCTTCTCACAAAGATTCGGGCAGTGTTCGGCAGTGAATCAGTGCAGGATGTTGTCAGGGCGTGGGGCGAATTTATCGACAAAGACGCTCCGCCTGCACCAACAACGGAGAGCACAGGAACTCTTCCCGCCGACTTGAAGCGTGAACAGCGGCGGCGATTCTTCCGGTTCATGGATCGGACAAAGGTGGCCGGCTGTATGACCGATGGCGAAGTGCGGATTGCCTGCACCGCCCACAAAATCACCCCTTGCGAAATGGAGATGAAACAATGGACTTAACACAATTTGTAGATGTCAAAGCATCAGCGGCACTGATAGGGTGTTTCGTCTTTGCTGTATGGATAGGGATACCTCAACTCATCAAGTATCTCGAACGCAAAGATACCGCCCATCGAGAGATGGTCATGACTCTCGTCACCAAACATCAAGAGGATATGAAAGCATTGGTTGCCAAACATCAAGAAGACATGATGTCTCTCGTTGCCGCAGGCCGGGACGAAAGGGATAAGTTTTATGCGAGCCTTGCTATAGACCTGGATCGCATTCACAACCGACTCGACAAGTTAACACAACAAAAAGGAACATCATCATGATGGAAACAGAACTCAAAGAACTCCTCCAACAAATAAAAGAGGAGAAGGCACAACTGATCGCCGAACGTAACAAGCCGTCCATGTTTCGGAACTCCTGGAATTGGGCAAAGCCGTATATCATTCCGTTCATTTTCGGCGTGATTGTTGGCGGACTGGTTGTGTCTATTCCCATACCGACTATGCCGTTTGTGTCCCAGCAATCAGCGAAACTCGAACAGCAAGCACCAGTGGTAGCAACCCTCGAACAGCAAGCGGCTCTGGGAGGAGCCGCCGTCCCTTTTCCGAGCGGCAGTCCCTCGCCGCCTCCCTTGAACTCGCCGCCGAGCGATTGGTCAATGGAGGAACCGATGGAGGAGAACAGGGAGGAGATGGAGCAGAGCGAACCCATCGACTCCTCGTTGACGACTACATCCGAATCGCCATCGCCCAGCAGCCCACAAGCAGACTCTGGGGAGACACCATCGACCAGGTATTACAGACTGCCGCTTCGCCGGACACGGTAATCTATGCAAACAACCTCCGGCAAATTGCAAAAGGATTGAGACAATGACTGACACACATCAATGGACAACCGAAATACCAAAAACGGAAGGATGGTATGTGATGGTGCGACGTTGCTATTACAACCACAAAACATGTTTTGCCTATATTTATCAAGGTACATTTAACAATGAACCAGATATGCGGATTTTGTTATCCTCCGAGAATTTTGATAAATCACTCGAAGTGTATAGCAAACAAATAAAAGGACAAGATATTTATTGGCATAAAATAGAAGTACCAACACCGCCTTGGCAACAAAAATAACCATGACCCGACTCAACACCAACTACGGATTCGTTCCCGATGAAAACTACGGTCTCATCCCCGAAGAGGATGTGCCGCAAGATGCCGCGGAGTTTAATGCCATGTGCGGCAAGTATGATCCGGCCGGACAGCCCGCGATTGTATCGTGGGGAGATTTCGAGCACGTCGTGCAAGAGAAAGCCGACGAAATGGACAAAATCCGAGCAGCAGGTTGGATCGTCTTGTGGTGGGTTATTGCCAAGCATCTGAAGATTCCGCTTTGGCAATCAAATCAGGGACAACTGGGTAGTTGTGCGGGATGGTCGGCGGCGGGAGGACACATGATTACCGTGCTGTATCAGATGATGCTCGGTGCATTCAAGTTTGTGCCCATCAATCCATTGGCGATT